TTTTTGTATAAATTTTTATACCGGATAACACATCCGGATTACTACTACTAATCATCATAATTCCAGTCAGCCCCAGAATTTGTATTAATATCATAGGATGTTATAACATGGTAACTCGCATCCCAAATGTTCTTGGTAATTAGAGTCTGCAACTCAGGAAAACCAGATTTAATATCATCAAGATCCATCCCTAACATACGATACTGCTTCAAATCCCTAGCACTAAGTCTGGAAATGACATCATCAATCACAGATGCTTCTAAGAGTCCATTTTCATAAATTAGAGCCTTATAAAAATTTCGAAGTACTCTGTAAGCATTCAGATTAGATCCATATGTACCATAACCATGTGCCATACAAGATAAAAGCATATCAAGAATGTCTCTGGTCTTAGGCTCACGACCGCTAAAACATCTCATAACATACTCTTTTGTTTCACGGTAAGGAAGAAAATCACACTGACCATTTGTTGATGTACGATAAGGGTTTAAAATTGAGTACATCTTCAGAAAGGAACAACCCTTAGTGACAAAAAAACCATTTCTCTCAGTAGAGCAAAATGGAATTCCGTCAAAAAGATCCCTCAAGTTAACCTGAAGATATCTCATTAGCCAATCTTTATAATTTGACCCAGAGAAATATGGTGCCCATTTCTCATCACCTTTATTATATAGAAAGTCATCTCCGTACACAATCATAGCAATTAAGCGAACTACATAATTCGATAGTGCACGACGATAGGCCTTCTCCGCTTGGTCAATTACCCACACACAAAACATGAAAAACCAAAGCAGTTTAACATAAGAATCCATGTGTGAGGTATCAAGTACACCAGACGGAACCTTTCCAAAAAGAATTTCCCAAAGTTCTGCAAATACTCGAGTTAAACGGGTACAAACATTTTTAAGTATAAAATGCAGGATTCTCTTCTTAATAAGATAGGAATAATTATCTGACCTCTCATGAATGAGACCATATGAATAATAAATGACTACAAATATTGCCCAAATTGACTGATCCAACTTCTCAATATCTCCTTCTACTATAGTTGGATTAAAACAATTATTTAAGTCAATTCCTAAGAGTTTAGCTAATCGATCCATACCACCTCTCGGCCATTTATGACCAATACAAATATGTCCTCTCTCTTTGAGGTGGCGAATTTTAACGACTAGACGATTAGCAATAAGAAAAGGACTATTAGGAACAGTAAAAATCCTAATCTTATTAAGAGCTTTTTCCCAGGCAGCATCATCCATTTGTT